CATAAGCCGCTCAGCCTGGTACGGGCCGCGGCAGGAGGCGAGTGATGTTGAAGCTCAAACACGTTTTACAGGGGGTAGGCCGGCCGCAGTCGGCGCTGGCCGAGTCGCTGAAGCTCAGCGGGGCCGCTATCGCTCAGTTGCTGAACCACGGCCTGTGGCCGCGCAGCCTGGACTGTGAGGCGTTACAGGGGCGCATTCGTGCGTTCTTGAATGAATCAGGCGCCAACGATGCGGACATCGCCAGCGCCTTTGAAGAAGTGGATCCGCCGTGCGCCAACACGGCAGATCCGGCCCAAATCAATGAGCCGTCCGGGGAGGACGAACCTATGTTACTGCCAAAGCAGACGTTACTGCCATCAACCCGCCAGGCGTTCAGCCTGTTTCGTAACCCTTTCGATGAGGTTTCCTGCGCCCAGGATATGTGGGTCAGCCCGGATATTCGCTACGTGCGCGAGGTGATGTACCAGACCGCACGGCACGGCGGATTCCTGGCCGTGGAGGCTGAATCGGGCGCCGGGAAAAGCACGCTGCGCCGCGATTTGGTGAACCGGATCGCGGAGCACAACGACCCCGTATTGATCATCGAGCCCTATGTGCTGGCGTCCGAAGACAACGACGTCAAAGGCAAATCGCTGAAAAGCACCCACATTGCCGAGTCGATGATGGCCGCGGTCGCGCCCCTGTCGAAACCCAAGAGCAGCCCCGAGGCGCGTTTTGCCCAGCTGCATAAGGCGCTCAAAGAGTCCCACGCGGCCGGTTTTCGTCACTGCCTGCTGATCGAGGAGGCCCACAGCCTGCCGATCCCGACGCTTAAACACCTCAAGCGCTTTATGGAGCTGGAGACGGGTTTCACCAAACTGGTGAGCATCATCATGATTGGCCAGCCCGAACTGAGCGTGAAGCTGAGCGAGCGTAACGCCGATGTGCGCGAAGTGGTGCAGCGCTGCGAGCGGGTCACGCTGCCCCCCATCGAGGGCGCCCGCCTGGAAGAGTTCCTGAAGTTTCGCTTCGAACGGGCGGGCAAGGCGCTGGCGCAGGTGATTGACGACGGCGGCATCCAGGCCATTGCGGCGCGCCTGTCGCAACCGGACCGGCGCGGCGGCCGGGATGAAACCATCTCGCTGCTGTACCCCCTGGCTATCGGCAACTTGATGATTGCCGCGATGAACCTTGCGACGCAGTTGGGCGCGCCGATGGTGACCGCCGACGTTGTGAAGGGGGTGTGAGATGCGTATCGCCTGCCTCTCTCCCGTTCAACCGCCATTGCCGCAAAGCATTCTGGCTGAGGATTTTCCGCTCAGGCTCTGCGCGTTCAATGAGCTGACCCGAGCCCTGCGGGGCGCCGAAATCCACATCAAGCACCTGGCGCTGGCCGACAACACGATCTACATCGACCCCCTGAGCGTTGCCTCGCTCACGCGCTGGTTCGGCCACGAGTTGCGCGGGGTGCGCTATTGCACTGTCGGGCGCCAGACCTGCAACAGCGTGACGATCCGCGGCGTGGACGTGGTTTGGTTCAGCTTGGCGATGGAGCAAGACCAATGATCGCGCTCTGCTGGTTTACCTATGTCTACGTCTACAAGGTGGGGAAAAGCTCATGAAATCATTCCAGGACCAAATGCTGGACGGCGCCGCACGCTACGACACGATTGAGCCGGCGCCCGACTCAGCGCAGGCACTTGAGGCCGCCCATACGGCCATTGCTGAGAGGCGTTTTCCCGACGCTATCGGACACCTGCACTATGTCATGAACTGCCTGCACGCCGAATGCAGTGAGCATGTCATCCAGTTGGCCGGCTTGCTCGTGGCCTTTGAAGCGGCGCTGGAGCTTAAACCTCTCCTGGGGCTGGAGATCGGTTACAACCGGGGCAGCGGTTGGCTGATCACTGTCCGCGACAAGGCGGCTGAGCGTGTTGTGGTGCAGGCCGAAGGGCTGCGCACGGATGACACCTGCCAGGCGGCCACGCTGCAACTTCGGGCCCTTGAAAAGGGGAGCGACCATGCCTGACCTCATTATTCCAGAGGGTTTTGTCCGCAACGCCATGGGCCACCTGGTTCCTGTAGACCAGGTGCGTGAGCAGGACAAATTGCGTGACCAGGTGGCGCGTGAACTGGCTGAGGAAGCTAAAACCCTGAGCCGGGCGCTGAAGAACTTCAAGAAAAAATCCCTCGGAGATGTAGCCGACCTCATCAGCATTGCCGGCGAGCGCTACGGCGTTCAAATGGGCGGCAAGAAAGGCAACGTGACCATCGCGACCTACGACGGCCGGTACAAAGTGCAGCGCTGCTACGCCGACCGGCTGACGTTTACAGAGGAAATGGAGGTGGCGAAGGCCATGGTCTATGACTGCATCCGGGCCTGGAGCAAGGGGGCGGATGATCACCTGCTGGCCATTGTCGACCGAGTATTCAGCCCAGGCCGTAACGGCCAAATCAAAACCGCCGACGTGCTTGATCTACTGCGCCTGGACATCAATGACAACCGCTGGGAGGCCGCGATGCAGGCGGTGAGGGATTCCATTCTTGTGACGGGTAGTGCGGTGTATCTGCGCGTTTATGAGCGCATTGGTGAATCGGATAGTTACAAAGCAATCCCTCTCGATTTGGCGGTGGTGTGATATGACAAATCGTGACGTGAACAGCGACCGCTCGCTCGAAAAAATCAAGAAGTGCCTGGCGATGGCCAAGTCCAAAACCAGCAACCCGAATGAGGCCGAAATCGCCCTGCGTCAGGCGCACAAGCTGATGGAGGCCTACAACCTGGAGCTGGGCGATGTGTTGGCCAGTATGGCGGGGAATGTATCGGTGCTGGCCGGTTCCGATGGCCCGCCGCCCGCATGGCGCGTACGCCTTGCCGGCGTCTGTGCCCACGCCTTTGGCACGCGCTCATTGATATCGGGCGGTGGACCGTTTGTTGCCCGATTCATTTTTGTCGGGTGCGCGGCTGCGCCGGAATTGACGGGCTACGCCTATCAGGTGCTGGAACGTCAGTTGCAGAAAGCTCGGCGTGAGTATTTGAAGACGCAGAAACGCTGTAAGCGGTCGACAAAGGTCGCCCGCGGCGATGCATTCGCCAATGCTTGGATAGATGCGGTGTACCACAAGATCGATGCCTTTGCGGGCGTCGAAGACACTATCGCGGAGGCCATTGACGCCTACATGGAACGGCATTACCCGAACCTGGAAACGACTGAACTCAAACGCCGCAAGCTGAAAGCTCGCGATGAGGTCGCGTCGGACGCAGGTTACCGAGCAGGCCAGTCGGCTCAGTTACATCAGGCTGTGAACCATCAGCCCCGCGCTCGCCTAACAATGGAGATTTGATATGAACAACAATCGATTGCCAGCCCTTAACGACGACGTAGCTCTGCACGTCAGCGTCGCTGACGCCATACCTGACCTCAAAACACTGGTCGAAACGAAGCGAGTGATGGAGCTATGTATCTCCGCCAGATGGGCACGGCTAAAAGCCAATAGCGCGCTGGAGGCCGAGCGGGCCGCGTCTACCCGCTTCATCCGCTCCGTCGTCGCACTATCAGGTGAAGCTGCGAATTTTCCGCAATTCACTTCCTGGGAGGCGCACAGTGAATGCAGCGAGCGCCCATCCTGACCGGCTTCGATATATCAAGTTAATCCATGTCGCCCGGCGCGAGCTGGGCATGGATGACGACACCTACCGCTTGATGCTGACCACGATGAAGGGCCTGGGCGGGGTGACCTCGACCGCAGACCTGAGCGTTCCAAGCCTGCTGAAGGTCTTGGAACAACTCAAGCTGCGCGGCTTCAAGGTTCGCCCCACGAAGGCACAGAAGCGCCCGTTGGCGGACGATGAACAATCAAGAAAAATCCGCTCGCTTTGGCTGACCTTGCATGACCTGGGCGCGGTTCGGGACCCGTCGGAGCAGGCCCTGGCGAAGTTTGTATTGAGCATGACCAAGGTCTCCGCGCTGCAATGGCTTACTACAGCGCAAGCCAGCCGGGTGATTGAGCAACTGAAGCAATGGATAGGGAGAGTCGAATCATGAGCACCATTCGAGGCACCGACCTTCTGAGCGAAACGATTGAGCCCGTGGCTAAGGTGATCCGGGAAAGCCTGGGAATCAGTGCTGAGATTGCCGAGGCCACCAGCGTCGAAATCACAACGCTGTTTGCTCACCTCTGGGGCGGCCAAGTGGTCTACATCCCCAAGGGGGTCAGCATCAAGACATCCAAGCTGCACCAGCGGATCTACGACGACTGGAACGGCCGCAATCATCATGAGGTCGCAACCAAGCATGGGGTTTGCGTGCAGTTGGTCTACAAGGTCGTCAAACAGATGCGCCTGGCTAGCATCGCCCGTAACCAGCTCGACCTGTTCCCGTCGCACGGGGGAAAGTAGCACGCGGGACAGAGGCCTCCCGCCAGAGGTATCCTAGCCCCAGTCAGTGGCGGTTGACTGGGGCTTTTCTAATTGCACCGGCTGCAACTCTATTCCAGAACCCCGCCCACCATGGACCGTTTTATCCCGGAGTGTTCCGGATTTATATCACTCCCTCCTTGGTATTTATCTCGGTCCTAAACACCTTGGACAGGCGCTCCGTGGGTTCGAGGTCCAGGCGCATGGCACTGAACCGGAAGGGCGAGCCGCTGCCTGCTTGTTCGGCAATGGCGCCGGTCAGCGCTTCGTAGTCAGCGGTATGGCCGAGCAACACCTTGGCGGGCTGGA